CTACCACTCTGAAAGTTGGGAACGATGGGAACGGCTTCTACAGATGCACTCAGTGAGCTTAATACGACCACAGGTATCACACTTTTCAGGATCTTTCTTATCTTCATTTTCTTTGATTGCAAAAGCATGATCCTTTAACTTCATTTGATACTGATCTCACTTACAAATTGACCTGTAGCTACTGTGCCTGCACCGCCTGCTGTCAGTGTCACTGTTGAAGAAGAATCAATAGTACCAGCTAATCCTGAAGCTGTACCAGCTGCAGTTGAAGTCTGATTAGAAAAAGCACTAACAGAACCTGTAGCTGGAGCACTGGTTACCAAGGCATCACCTTGGGTAAAACTTTGAGTAAAACTCCAACTTTCACCAGCCGTTGCTTGGACAGCAGATAAGGTTGGAATAGAACCAACTCCTGATGTAACTGTTAAAGAACCAATTGAGTTAGTAGCTGAACCACCTTCAGGTGTGTACTGAGTTGTTACGTTGTTTCCAGAAACACTGTATGTATTTCCTAAACGCTCTACATTTGTTGCTGCAGCATTGACTTGGAGCTGTATACTGCTACTGAGTTTATGAGTAATATCTGCTCTGACTGGGGCTGCAAACAACAGAAGAAAAGGGAGTATCTTCCACATGATGTTTAAGTATAAATATTCATAAGTCTACCATCACCATAAACAGAAATTCTGTATCAAAAATTGATGCCTGTAGACTATTTTTATATACAAATTTAGATATGTCTTGTACAAAAGATCACAAAGAAGAAGATCCTAAAAAGAAAGGACCATTCGGTAAACTGAAAGAAAGCATTGATGATAAAGAAGATCAGATTGCTATTGTTAGTAACTTCGTCAGATTAGGTGTGTTGATTTGGAGTGGATTTATTCTTACTCTTAACTACATTACGATTCCAGGCTGGCAACAAAGTAAGATTGATCCAACTTTTATCGCCAGCGTCTTTACGGGAACTTTGAGCACTTACGGTGTGGAGGCTGCTAAGAAAAGAGATAAGGCTAATAAGGATGGAGACAAAGCTTCATCTATACCAACTCAGATAATAAGAGTGGAACAGGCACCAATAAAGATTGTTACCAGCGACAAATAGTGTTAGTAATTAGTTAATGACTTTTATTTATGGAAACTTTAATTACAGATTTAGAAAAACAATTAGTTGATCAGAGAATGGAACTTGGTACAAATATCAAGAACAGTGAGGAGTCTTTGATTCGTACAAAGGAAGGTTATCTGAAAGTGGAGGGTGCTCTTGAACTTATTAACATCATTAAGACTAAGCTTGCAGAGCAAACAAAAGAAACTGATGAAGTTATTGAAGAGGTAATAGGTACAAGCTGATGACTGATGAATTCACAAAAGGACGTTTTAAAGCTCTGGCATTAGTGTCTCAGTTTCTTAAATGCCCTTCTCGTGAATTACTTCTTGAGTCAATTTACAAGGATATAAAAGAAGAAGATCTACGTTGGGTGACAGATAGATTTCATTATTACACTCTTCGATTGTTAGAGGATGTTGAAGAAAAAATTAAGCATCCCAGAGAATCCAGTAATAACTAGATAAGGAAAATGTATGCACATTAGGGTTGACCTAATGAAGCATGAGTGCCCATGTTCCATACGGAAAATGAACTATTACAAAACCTTATTGTTACCAGTCCAAAGAGTGCGAGAAAAAAATTTAGAGAAAGTATTTTTGAATCGTGGGGATGGAAATGTATGTACTGCGACACCGAGCTTACCGAACAGACTGCAACCATTGATCATATAAAACCAAAGTTTAAAGGAGGTCATTCAACCAGAAGTAATATGGGTGCCTGTTGCAGTAAATGTAATTCCAGAAAAGGATCTCAGTTGGTGTTTGATTACTTTAATGAGTCTCATCCATGTTATTCAGAGGCAAAGGCAAGTAAAATAAAAGAATGGATAGATCAACATTTTGTATTGTTGAGTTTAACACCTGAATAAATTAATGGAAGACTTTAGAACAAGAACAGCTAATGACAGAGCAGCAGCATTAGAAGCTAAATATGATCCCGAAGATGATATTGCATTGAGAAGAATGGGAGCACCTATAGAGGCCAGTTCTTTCTTAGGTAATTTTGCAAAGAAACTTCAAGGTAAATCTATGGGAGATGTGTGATGAAAGATCCTAACGAATTTTTAAATGGATATGCTGCCAATATTAGAAAACTTCAAGATGAAAGATCTCTTAGAGCAGGAGATAGAGCTCTTAAAGGTAAGGTTGGAAGAGAAATAAATTCTGCAGAAAGGGTGTCTAATTATTTATAATGTCTAGTCGTAAGGAGGCTAAAAGTAAAGCCCAGATGAGAAAAGATAAGATGAAATGTAACAAGCCCCAGAGGGCTCCAAAAGGTGCTAAACAGAAATACATAGTCAAAGCCTGTGATGATGGTAAGCAGAAGATAGTAAGGTTCGGTTATAGAGGTATGCAGGACTTCTTACAACATAAAGATCCTAAACGTAGAGCAAGCTTTAAAGCTCGTCACAGATGTTCAGAGAAGAAAGATAAACTGACACCTGGTTGGTGGGCATGTAATTACAACTGGTAGTTGCTAAAAACAAATTTCACGATAGTTTAGTGTCATGAATTGTTATTACTGCGGTACAGAATTAATACATGTGAATGATTATCGTCTTGATAATGACGATGAGTATAGGGATATTTATGACATGGTTACTAATTTAAAGTGTCCTAGATGTGGAGCCACAGTAGAGACTTACAGAAGACCTATACATGTTATATCTAAGTTACACACAGTAAGAGAAAAAGATGCTAGTTAATCTTCTATTATCAGTAGTGCTTTGGGTACAGGTTCCACAGTGGAGTGATGACTGGTCCAAATGTGCTGTAGATGTACCTGATGCAGCTTGTCATTGGTATGTTACTGCACCAGATAATACATTTGGTGAAGGATTTGACTGGGCTGATGCTCCCTGGTTTGATGCTTATGGTCTTAAAGATATAGCAGCTATAAATAAATCTACAGTTTTAGAGGAGTTACAGAATACCTAAATGAACTGCTGGTCTTGCAATCATGAATTAATCTGGGGTGGAGACCATGATGGTGAAGACTATTGTAATGAGGAGTATAATATAGTTACTAATTTATCTTGTCCTAGATGTGATGCTTTTGTTTTGGTATATCATTCACCTAAAGATGAAGAAGACAAGAAAGAAACTCCTGTTTGTGACATCTAAATAAGAGACCAGGCTCTATACCATTTAGTAAGAATATATTTTTTACCTTTAGTAGGAGGTAATGCTTCATGCATAGTCTTGAAGTTTGGCCAACCAAAACTATATAAGTTATTCCAGAAGATAGCTAGTCCAGGTTCAGGTTTAATTTTTAAATCTAAAAATTTGAAATATGTCTCCCCTCCTTCTTCTACATCATTTAGATAAATCATAAATGTCCATGTCCTTTGACCCATCCATTCACAGTAAGTTTTATATTCTGCAGATAGAGGATGGTAATAATCCCAATGGCTTTTATAGAATTCACCTTCTTCATACTTCTGACCTTGTATAGATTCTCCTAAAAAAGGATCTAAATTCATATAGTTACCTATCTTTATAGTCAGATCAGCTCCCAGTTTTGTCAGGTGAGGACTGAAATTACAGGTCATAGATGTTCTATATTCAGATATCATTAGATAATCATCTTCATTTGATACTGCCGATGGATGTAATTCAGTATCCATATATTCAATAGCTTCTTTACATTCTTCTTTACTTAAAAAATTTTTCTGTAGATATATCTGGGTGAAAGGATATTTAAGTTTTTCTGCTGTCTCAGGTATCTTCAGGTCATAAAATTTTTTGTAATTTATAAATCTAGGTTTCTTTTTAAACTTATGTATCTCCATTAATTCTTTAATCTCTTCTTCACCACAGTCATAATATTCTTCCATATGTCTCATGATTTGTGGCTTACTTGCACCACTAATACAGGAGATTAAGAAGTCCTGGCTTGCTGCTTCAGTGATCATAGAGTCTAGAATGTTAGTAACTTCAAGGATGTTTGAGTGGAACCTTTTGTCTTTACCTTTATTATCATCTTTTATTCGATAAAT